GCCGATCACCGCCTGGGTGATCGGCGCTGTGTTGAGGATGGCGGCGACCTCGTCCATGTCGAAGTCGATCGCCGTGCGACGCACCCTGCCGAGGGCCTCCTGGGCACCGACGTCGATGACGAAAGTGCGCGGTGGTACCAGGTGACCACTGGCGATCATCTCGCCCAGGGTGATCTGGTCGGCGACGTTGGAGAACACCTCGCGCAGGCCTTTGCCGTCGCCGCGGTTCGGGGTAGCCGTCAGGCCGCAGATGCCGGCCTTCGGGTTCCTGGCCAGCACCCGATCGATCACCGCGCGGTAGCTCGGCGACGAAGCGTGGTGGGCCTCGTCGATCACCAGGAGATCGAGCACGGGTATCTGTTCGAGGTGCGAACCCCGAGACAGCGTCTGCACCATCGCAAAGGTGGCGTTGCCCGCCCACGACTTCTCGTGGGCGTCGAATACCGAGGTGGTGAGTCCCGGATTGACGCGGGTGAACTTGGCGCGGTTCTGGCCGGTCAGTTCGGTGCGGTGGGCGAGGACGCAGGCCTTGGCATCGGGTTCGGCGAGCAGGCTGCCGGCGACCGCCGATAACATGATCGTCTTGCCCGATCCGGTAGGTGCCACTGCGAGTGTATTGCCATGCTGGTCCAGCGCCGCGAGGGTGCGTTCGACGAGCAGGGTTTGACGGGGACGAAGCATCATGATCGTTGGCCTCCGTCACTCGGCCCAACTGGGGCGGCCCGTGACCGGGGCCCGTCCGCTGGCCTGGGCATAGGCGTTGGGGTTGCTGGCCGGCGGGGATGACGGACTGGCGGCTCCCATCAACAGGGCATAGTCCTTGTGATCAGGCGTCACGGCCGACTTGATGACGCTCTTGTCCTGACCGTTCTGATCTTTCTCCCAGTCCACCTTCCCCAGGAACTCGAGGCCATCGAGGTCGGCGAAGCCGGCGATGCGCCGGGCGTTCTGTGCCGCGGGGCTGTTGTCGCCCGGATGGATGCCGCGGGCCGAGTTGAGGACTGCCTTGATGAAGGTCCGGCCCATGTTCGCCCACTCGGGGCCTTTCGGGCTGAGCAGGCCGATCAGCGACCACATCTTGCGACGGGCGAACTCGCCCTCCGTGACGACGAATTCGCAGTTGAGATACACCGAGCCGGTCTTGTCGTTGCGCGTGGCGTAGCCGCCGGTCCAGCCCTGTGCGGGATCATCGAAGCCGCCCGGGCGGACGGTCATGCGCACGCGAACGAGGGTACCCTTCGGAATCGGGTCGAAGCTGGCTTGCTCGGAAGCCGAGTTGAAATCGAAATAGCTCATGATCAGGACTCCTGAGTCGGAAGTGAGAGGGGTGCGATGGGGCGAGCGAAGTCGAGGCGCTCGGTTGCGGGCTTCGCCGGGCCGGCGATCTTGGCCATCAGGCGGCCGAGATGAGGCTCCTCGATGGCATCGAGTCGTCCGGATCGGTCCTTGGCCGGGTAGCCCCAGGCGTTCAGCGTGTGGCAGACGAGCGCGCGGTAGCTGGTGCCGTCGTCGGCCTTCAGTTCAGCGAGAGTGATGACTTCGTCGACGATGCCGGGCAGTTCGAGGCCGGTCTTGGAACCGTCGATCTGCAGCGAGAAGACGCGGCGATTGAAGTCGTCGAGCTTCTCGTCGAGGATGCCGACGAACCAGACGTTCTTACCGCGCGTGTGCTGAAGGTGGGTGAGCCAGGCGATCATCTCCTGGCCCATCAGGCCATAGGCGCCGCGGCTGTCGGGCTTGCCGGTCTTCTCGGAGTAGGCTTGCGGCTGTCCTTTGCACCATTGCAGGCAGAGCCGCCCAGCAACGGTGATCGAGTCGACGAACACGGTGTCGTACTTGTCGAGCACTGCGGGATCGCCGAAGCGCGCACAGACCGCGTCGAAGTGCGCCTGGCTGTACGGCTGCTCCTCGCGCAAGGCCGGGTTCGGCCCGCCGATGTACACCGCGAAGTCGCGGCACTCCTGCCAGGTGCGCGGGCGGATGGTGTCTCCGGCCCAGCCCTCGACCGCCAGGTCGCCGGCCTCGAGGTCGAAGAACAGCGTCGCCGCCGGTTTGAGGGTCCACAGTTGCGACGTCTTGCCGATGCCGCTCTTGCCGACGAGGACGCCTTTGACCCCGCGCTTTTCTGCGAGGCGCTGATCGGCGCTGATGATGGGGAGGCTCATTCGGTTGCTCCTTTGAGCAGGGCGAGACGGAATCCCGGCTTGCCGGTTCTGAGGGTGCGTGCCGGGGCGAAGGCGCTCTTGAGCGACTCCGGCCACGCGTTGAATTTGGTTTCGGAGACGCGGTAGGTGACCTCGACGTATTGGGACGGGTCGTCACCACTGGCGGCGATACGGCGGGTGATGTCGGCCAGTTGCTTCTGGTCCCACTCGACTTTCTTCGGTAGGTCTGCGGTGATGCGCACCTGGTCGTCGTCGAAGTGCACGACGCCGCTGTCCTTGCTGGCGGCGAGGCGCAGCTGCCGGGCGCGGTGGACGTACTTCAACTCCACGGCCCGGTCGACGTGCTCGACGATGGTCTTGGCGGCTGCGAGCAGATCGGCGGCGTCGCTCTTGATCTGAAACAGCGCCTGGCTGGGCTGCTCGGCGAGTTGGCTGGCTGGGGTCGCCAGGAGGTGTTGGAGGGAGCCGGAACTCATGCGGCACCTCCAGCGGTGACACGCTCGCTGGTGCTACGGTGCAGACTGGCGGTTTCGAACGCTTCGACGTCCTCGACGCGGTACAGCACGCGCCCTTGAAGTTTCAGATAGACGGGGCCGATGCCCGCGGTTCGCCAGCGTTCGAGGGTGGCCTCGCTGACGTCCCATCGGTCCGCCAGTTGGCCTTGGTTGAGGTGTTTGACAGGCACGTTTTTCTCCTTTCTGGTGATTGCGAAAACGTTCCGTCATTTTTTGGGTCGAGGTGTACGGGCATCTAGCGTCGCCATGTACGGGCTGGTGTACGGGCGCGGCTGGATGGGGAAATTCGTGTCCCAGAAAGCAAAAAACCGCCCGAAGGCGGTTGTCCGTACTGCTTGTGGCGGGGTCAATCCAGTCGAAATCCGTACCGCCCCTTTTCAGGGTTGGCGATGTAGTCCTTCCATTCGCCATTGGCGCTGAACAGGCTCTGCATCCGCGTGCTCTTGCCGGTTTCCTTGTCCGGGTAGGCAGCAGCGAGAATCTCTCCGGCGTTCACCAGCCATCGGTCGTTGCACGCCTGCTGGTAAAGGTACTTGACCGCGGCAGCCTGGCGCTGGCCCTTGATGTGCCAGGGTCTGGTCTTGCTGCGGATCGTGAGCATGTTCGTGTACTCGTTGAAGTGCACCGGCAGCACGGGACGAAGCGTGCCGTCGGCCGGACTGGTCAGAATGCGATGAAGGAGGTCGACGTCCATGCGTGGTTCCGGGACGTAGTCGACGATCACGTCGTGCAGGGAAGCAAAACGGTAGCTTCGCGGCGGCCGCACGAAGTCCGGCGGCACCATGCCGGAGGACACGATGAGGCCCTGATCCGGCAGTGCCTGCTCGTGAAAATGGCGGAACAGCTCATCGATGCAGGACGCAAGGCTGCGCACAAACCAGACGTCGGTAAGGGCCGGTCCGATTCGGGCCTTGCCAACCTTCCAGAGATGGCCGTCCAGTAACGGCGACTCGATGCCCCGGCGAAGGGCTTGCGGCACGTCGAGCAGGTCGGCGATGACATGGAGGAGCATCGGCACGTGAACGGCGTAGACCGCCACCTCTGTCGCCGCGACGGATTTCCTGCGAAGCGTCTCCGGACACCGATAGCGGTAGCGCGTCGGATCTCTGTCCTCATGCAGTTCGACCGGCTCTCGCTCGTCACCGCAGGGCGCCGGATAGCACCCGGCGTAACCGACGCACTCCGTCCAGTCTGCTAGTTCCCGGGCGGACAGGGACGTGTTGTGGAAGACGTCCCATCCGGGCACGCCGCGCAGGCGTTGGCCTGCCGTATCGCTGATCGACTGGCTGGATCGCTCGAAGAGGTCGAGCAACTCAAGCAGCGACCGCGTCGACAGGGGCATTGGTAACATCGCCGATCTCCTTCACCAGATGCCACTTGGCGAGCAGGCGGTCGCACAATGCCCGGTCCTTCTCACGCTTGGTCTTGATGTTGCACTTGTTGTCCTCGCGCAAGATGATGGTGATCGTCCGTGCGCGTTCGTTGCCGACTTTTTTCAGGCGGATGGAGAGCTTGGCGTAGTGCAGGTGGTGATGGCGAAAGTCGAACGTGGGGCTGATCAGATCCCGCGCAGCGGCATGAATGTCGTCGGCATCCGTCGACCAGATCTTCACCAGCAGCGAGCGGTGCTTCAACGCGGCGTATCCGAGTTCGACCACCTTGACGAATGCCACGTTCTCCCCGGCCAGGTCGAAGTTTCGCGGCGCGGCGAGACTCTGATAGTCGTACTGCTTCAGCGGAATCTTCTCGCCGGAGATCGGTGATTGCAGCAAGGCATCTGCCACGATCCGGGCCAGCGTCTCGCGGCCATCGTTGTCCTTGGACAGCACTTCCAGATGACCCTGGGCAGGTTCGTAGGTGATGTGCGAAGAGATAGCCCTGATCACCTCTTGAGCGACGAGTTCGCTGTCATGGACGCAGTCGATGATCTCCGGCGGGCGGTTGTGGTGAATGCTGACCTGATACAGGGCGACGCCCTCGCCCGTCTGCGTGTCGGGACGCAGTCGCTTGAAAATCTGGACGGCCACCGCATCGACCGCGCAGCCCAGATGTTCGGCGACGGTCTGATGAAAAGCGACCCTCGAGGCCTCATCGTCCTTGATCGAGAGGCTCTTGGGGGCCATGAAACCGGAGTAGCACGACCGGCTTTGGCGGAAGACGTCGGCCTGGCGGGCATCCAGTGCCTCCTTGAAGACCTCGGGGTCATGGACGTATAGCCACAGAGCGCGCTCGTACTGGTTGCAGATCGCGGCGAAGGCCTCGCGATTTGCGTCGTCGAAGATGTCGTGGCGGAAACCCTCTATGACATCCTGCCCGGCGCCGTCCGACAGCACTACGATTCGTTCAGCCACCTCCTCGATCTGCTGCCGCACCGTTACCGTAAGAGCCGAGAGGCCCTCGTCCATCGCTGCGCGCTGTTCCCGCTTTGTCTGCTTGGCGTGCAAGTCCGGCATCGCCAGATCGAATTCGCTGGCCATGAATTCACTGAAGACCGCCGGCGGCAGGTGGCCGAGCAGTTTGGACAGGTTTTCTGCATCGTTCATCGAAATCTCCTATGGAGGACACGTTCAGTCGCTCAAATTGGTAATGGCGGGCTTCGGTTACCGACTTAGGCGGCGCCTAAGTCGGTAACCATTGAAAACCGCCCTGCCCAGTCGTTGGTGGTCGGTTTCTTTTCGGCAAACAGATCTCTCCCTGGCTTTCACCAGATTGTTTCCAGAGTATATCTGGAATTATTATTGTAAGTCTGGAAAGTATCTGGTAAAGTTCGCCCATGAATGATGACCTGACTTCAGCCTTGCAAGAAGCCGCGCGTTTGGCCACGGAGACCTCCGAGGCGTTGAAGCGTGGCGATATGGAGGTAGCAGCCCGCCTTCAGCGCGAGGCCGAAATGGCGTGGCAACAGGCACGGCGGCTTGGGCAGCGGCGTGCGAAGAGGCCGGCACTTAGCAAAGTGCCGAGCGTGCGCGAACGCGCTATCAGCGCTGTCATGGAACTGAATGTGCCCAGCTCCCCGAAGCTTATCGCCGCCTACAGCGAAGCCCGCGGAGGCGAACCTTTCGACCTGCGGGGCATTGCATCCATTCGTCGAGATGAGTTCCGCTCTTGGACCTCAGGAACTAGGCGTGAAACCTACTTGGTGCCCGCGCTTGAGGGACCTTGGCTGGTTGCTGGACGAGGGCGTTTTGCGTTGTCCCATTGGCCTCTTTGGCAGCGAATCGTCGGGCCTTTGAGCCCACGGGCCGATCACCTGAAGGTATGTCTTTACCTGGTCGATCAAGCGGAATCCGCGTGTCGCGAGACAGGGGCAGCGGTCCGCATGGGCAAATTGCTCGCCGAATACGCGCGCACCGTCCCCGGCGCCCTCGATAACGCGTGGGACTTTGGGTCTGGGGTAAACACGGTGCGGGTTCGTCAAGCAGTGATTGGTGAACTCCAACTGATCCAGGCGGAAGACGAAGACTGGCGAAAACGCGAAGCTGAGCGTGCGACGCGCAGCCTTGATGACGAACAGCAGATCTGGGGCGGGGCGATACCGCATGTTATTGCTTGAACTAAGGAACGGTGACGGGCAATCATGACTACACAAGACGAACTCGCCAAGGTGCGTGGCAAGGCACCGGAGAAGCGGCCGACAGTCCGCGCACTTGCAACTGCGACGGCACACAACGATTGCACCTTCGCTAGGCTGGCATTGGCCACCCGTACGAACCTAGACCAGTTGTGCGATGACACGTACTTCGCCGTCGACTTCGGTCAGGATCCCCAGGCGTTCCAGCGAGGCGAGATGTTCGAGCGGCGCGTCAAGGACAAAGACTACGCCGTGTTAATACAGTTGCTGCGCGAGAAGGCCGGCTTTGCTCTGACCGACGTCCGCATCCGGGACTTGCGCAGCGGCGCGATACCCAATGAAATCGGCCTTAAACACCGCGCCGCCGAAACCCGACAGCTGCTGAAGATGATCGCGCACAAGGCCATTAACGCCCCAAACATCATTGACGGAGCAGTCCTGACCTGCACGATCGCCGGCAGGACGGCATACTTCGAGGCTGACGGTCTTGCCGCCGCTTCCGATGGCAAGCTCCATGTGGCCGAGGTGAAGTCATTCCCGATAACCGACGGCCGTTGCGACAACGACAAGCTGGGCACCGCGTGCGAACAGGCCGCTTGGTACGTGTTGCTCTGCCGACGTGCGCTCATCGAACTCAAGCTGTCGCCAGACGCTGTGTCCGACGAGGGCTTCATTATTTTGCCGATGGGCGTCGGCCTGACTCCAACGCTGCTGATCCAGAACCTGGCGGCCCGGGTTCGGCGCGCCGATAGGCTGCTCGCATCGACGCCGACCGGCGACGACATGCTGATGGTTGCGAGCGGTCTGCAGTTTCCAGCCAGCAATGTCGATCCACAGGCGCGTCTCGACACGCTGGAGCAGATGATGGACAAAGTCGGCACTAACTATCGCCCCGATTGCCTACAGGACTGTGGCATGGGCCGCCTGTGCCGAGGTCGAGCGCAAACGACCGGCCTGGCAACGTTGTGCGGAAGCTCGGTCGTGCGTTTGCTTCCCGGTGTCAGGACCCTGCCTCGAGCGGCCGAACTGGCCGACGGCGCAAGTCCGGCTCCGACCGAGGTTCACGCGGCTGCTGCGCTTGTACGGGCCAACTCCGTCTTCAACCGTGTATTGATTGAGGGTGCACTGTGAGCTTCCAGGCTTTGTTGGCCGCGCGCGCACACACGGATGGGCGTGCGTTGCCCACCGCCATTCGAAGGCACCGAGCACTTTCCGACGATCCGCTGTGCATCGTCGCCTGGCAGCTCGGTGCGGAGGCCTACAGCGTGGGCGCCATCGCGATCGGGAGAAAATCGTCTGGGTTCAAGCTTTTTGTACCCGGCTATCCGCTGAACCGCGACCTGCTCTTCGCTGCGCTCGTTGGGTTTGCCAAGGAGTTTTGTCCCGCATTCGAGGACTTTGCCGGTGGCCCCTGCGAAGACATTCTCCACCATGGAGCAGAACTCGCGGTGCCTCTGGAATTACCGCAAATAGTTGTACCAAACGCCCAGACCATCGGCCTCCTTGGCCGGTTGGGTCGGCGCCTTGCGTACCTGCCTACGACTGGTCCGCACCCCGCCGATCCACTGCTGCCGTGTCTCGGTCGCCATCTGATGTGGATTGCTGACCACGCGCAGATGCCGGGCCAACAGCTGATTGTGTCTGCTACCGATCTGCTCACGACGCATTACGCAAGCGCAATGAGCGCGATCGAGATGCAATCGCTGCCGGCGATGGACGCCTGGATTGACCCTCCCGCCGGTATGCATGGGTTCAACGCCGCCGAACTCGCCGAGA